GATATTGTCCAAAGCGTTTTTGCCGTCAGCACCTTTGGTGAAGAACTCTTTAGCATTACCAGCCCAAGTGGTTATGGTTTCCTTTGCTCCTTCGAGTTTTTCACCAACCCAGTCCTTGAACTCGCCGAACTTGTCAGCAACTTTTTTAAGTCCTCCCGATACAGTATCTACGATGGAATCCCAATTCATAGCCGCCGCACTACCCAGCGCACCAGCACCAGCAAGGATAAGACCAAGACCAAGCGGAATACCAACTCCCGTAAACACGAGAATAAGTCCGATAGCCAAAGCCGCCGTACCAGCAATAATGAGAATCTTTGTGGTAACACTCTTGATTTTTTCTACAAGACTGTTCCAGTTCAGAGCAACTGCTGTAGCGAGCGAAGCCGCACCAGCCAGCATAAGTCCAACACCCAATGCCGTTCCAACGCCAGTAAAGGCAAGGATTGCACCGATAGCCAAAGCCGCCGCACCGACAATGACAAGAATTTTTGTCACTGTACTGCGAACCTCATCGGTCATAGAGTTCCAATTCAAACCTACCGTGGTTGCCAGTCCAACAGCACCAGCCGCAAGCAATGCAACACCAAGACCAGTAGCGACACCTGACAAAGCAAGAACCGCACCGATACCAAGAGCCGCGCCGCTGATAATTGCGATAATGCTGTTGACAGAATCCTGAACATCTCCCGAAAGCGAGTTCCAGTTCAAGGCAACAGCAGACACCAGCGATATTGCACCAGCGGCAATCATACCTACGCCGAGAGGAATATTTGCTCCTGTGAAAGCAAGAATTGCACCGAGGGTAAGTAATGCACCGCCTACGATACCTTCCAACAATCCAATGGTTCTACGCAACGGGTCTGACATGGAATCCCAATTCAATCCGATTGAAGTGGCAAGTCCAACAGCACCAGCTACCATCAATGCGATACCCAAAGGAGCGTCTACGCCAGTAAAAGCAAACAGCGCACCCATAGCAAGTAAAGCACCGCTCACAATACCTGTGAGAATTGAAAGAGTATTTTTCAAATCGCCGTTCAAGAACTTCCAGTTAATTGCAACGGCAGTACCAAGTGCCACAGCACCAGCCACCATGAGACCAGCACCAAGAGGTACATTAACGCCTGAAAAGGCAAGGAAAGCACCGATTGCCAGTAAGAATCCTGCAAGAATACTCGTTACCGTGGTTAAAGTCTTCGCAAGCCTTTCGGACATATAATCCCAATTCTCTATCACCACAGAAGCAAGCCCTACCGCTCCGACAGCCATAAGACCAAGACCGAGAGGAACATTAGCACCCGTGACAACGAGAATTGTACCGATTGCCAGTAAGAATCCGCTCACAACAGCCGTGATTTCATTCAACGCACCCATGATGAGGTTGACAATCTCATCGACTTTGGTACTTACAAGTTCTCCAAGGAAATCATAAGTAGGAAGGTCGATACCTAAATCGCCAGCACCTCCACCGCCGATACCACCTCCACCAGCACCACCGCCAGCAGAAGAACTATCGTTAGGGGAAAGAATATTTAACTCATCAATACCGAGCGTTGCATTTTTCAGCTTCTTAGCCGCTTTTGCGGCATCTCCAAGTCCCGAAGCCGCATTTCCTGCATTATCAGCCAAATCTCCAACTGCGGCAGAGCCAGCGGAAATTCCCGAATAATCCACCTCAGGAAGCTCGAAACCAAAGAAACTTGCAATAGCACTTGCGAGCAATCTGATTACCTTTGCGAGAGCAATCGCATAAGGAAGCACGGCGTTCAATACAGGAATAAAGATATTACCCAATGCTCTTGCACACTGAGTTACCTGTGCCTGTAATACACGAAGCTGATTGGCAGGAGCATTAAGAGTACGAGCCATATCGCCCTGAGCTACTGTTACCTGTGTCATAATGGCGTAGTAACGAAGCTGAGATTTCTCGGCTTGCGTCATATTCATAACGCTCTTTTCAATGCCGAGGTTCAATGCTTCCTGTTGCAGTCTTGCTACAGACAAGTCATAACCAAGTCTACGAAGCGGTTCAAGCTCGCCTGAAATACCTGACTGTAATTTCAACATTGCGTCTTCAAAGCTGATATTGAAGAACGAAGACAGGTCATAACCGAGCTGAGTAAGATTCTTCGACATCAGATAGGCTTGGTCGTTGGCAACACCGAATCCTGCGATAATAGTATTGAAGACACCCTGATAACGCATGAACTGACCGGGGTCAATACCCATGAGTTCACCAACCTGCTCTGCATACTTCTGAGCTTCTGCGGCATATTGTCCCATAGAAGCGTTAAACAAATTCAGGTTTTCAATATACGAATTTGACTGCGTAATCCAAGAAGCAATAATGTGTGCGCCTGTTCTGATAGCGTTGTACGCCATTCGAGCTTTCGCCCACAAATTCATATAGCTATTTGACGCTTCATCATTTGCCGTAGCAATAGATTTTGTGGCACTCACAACACTACGAATATTCGTAGGTAGTCTCGTAAACGCAGTAGACACTGTATTGAGCTGATTTGCCAATGGAACAAGTGCGTTCGATAACTGCTGAAGCTGACTTGTGAGCGTAGCCCAATTTACAGAATTTAATGTCTGAGCCAACTGCGGCAATTTCTGCAACTGAGTAATTGCCGACTGCAATCCTGACGCTTTGCCAATACTCGACAAAGGCTGAATTGCCGCAGACAATTTATTGATACCCGACAAATCTGCACCTTTCAGAGCAGAAGCGGCGGTACTGATATTCTTGAGCTGATTGCCAATGGAGGAGGAGATTTTGATACTTCCAAGCCCTTTGAGCTTTGACAAACTGTTTGAGAGCTTGTCAATTTTATCAGCAGAAGAACCATCAACAGATTTAAGGGCGGTGTCGAGATTGCGTACCTGATTGGCAACGCTGTTTAACCCCACACCGCCCTTAGTTGCATTTTTCAGCTTGGACAAAGAAGCGGAAAGAGCGTCTATACCTTTGACAGCCGAAGTAGAACTGGACTGTACTTGCAATTCGAGACTTTCGATTGTAGTTGGCATATAACTCACTTCCTTTCTTCAAATCGTTTATTATTCGCCACCATATAGGCTTGCATATATCGCATACCCTTTTGTGACTTTGCCATTTCCTTTTTAGTCTGAGCGTCTTCCATCGTCTTTTTATTGATTGGATATGCTTCTTCGACATAAGGCTTGGCTTTAGTTCCCTTTTTGCCGAAAGGACGAAGGATAGGAGAAAGACGGGAAATAGCGTCATAGATGTACATACCTTGTAACCACATTTCCTGATTTACTCGCTCTCTGCGAAGTTCTTCCGCTTCACGGTAAAACTTCACAAGACAGCAATCCTTATCCCAATATTGTTCTTCCGTCATGCCTATTGATAAGTAATAGGGGAACTTCTTTTCAAATATTTCCGTATATGGAAAAGGGGAAGCGAAGCGATTCTCACGCTCGCTTCCCTCATTGACTGAGCCGCTATTGGACAGTGAATCACTTACCAACTCGCTGTCCAGCTTACGTTTCCCTCTGCGTCCTCGGGTTCCTCAACCAGTGCGAGAATAGGCTCGTTGTACATCTCAGCCAGCTTACCAATGAGTTCCTCTTTATTCGTAAGCCTGTTGTAAATGGCATTGATGGTTTCCTTCTTTTCAAACCTGTGATGAGCAAGGAAAGCACCTTCAAACAGAGCAGGGAGAGTAGTCATAGGCTTATTTTCAACCTCAGCGGCAATAAACCCTTTCTTCTCCATCTCCGTAACCGTTCTACGAGTAAACTCAAGAGTGTACTCCTTACCTTCGTAAGTAAACTTCAACTGTTTAGCCATGATATATGTCCTCCTTTTAATCTCTTACTCTTACGCCTGTTCGTCCATCGTAATCGGAGTAGACGGAGCAATGGTGATAGTCATATCCACAACCTCGTTTACACCGCCGCCGACAGGGAATACAGACAACTGACCGTTAAACTTAAACTTACCGTCAGAACCAGTAGGAGTAAGAGTACCGCCGCTTTCCGTACCCCCGAACCATACAGCGTATTCCTTGTCCTCACCTTCAAGAGCTTTCAGCTTCTTATAATCGGTGAGAGTATAGTTCGAGGTAAATTCAAGAGCGTCAAGGCTCTGAATACCCGGAATGTAAGTCTGCATATTGTCAGACAGAGTAGTAGTTTCCAGCATTTCAGGAGTACCACCAAGGTCGGGGAACTCCTTAATGTCAATCAGCTTCTCCCATGTGTCAGCCGAATCGGTCTTCTGCATGAGGAAAATTTTATAAGTGCTAAT